ATGAGATCTTACATAACTACCAGGATACGAAATTTGCTGCCTTCTTCTTGAAGATAGCGTTCTTCCAATCTTGGATGTTGAGGAGTTCATCCTCGTGAATAGACTTAAATCTATAGGCGATCTTCATTGCCTTAGCTTCCAGTTTGTTCGTAAACGAACTTTCAGGCTTGTTGTCATAAGATGTTTCATTAAACTCTTTATGACCCTGAAAATGACCCAATAATTTGGGCATTTGTATAAGTTCGTTAGACAAAACTTTTGTACTCATTACCTTCCTCATAGCGAGGGAATGGTAAGCATGTTCAAATGGAGTCAGAATCTCTCGACGAGAATGGAGGCCAAGGCCACCAACCTCATACGATAGATCAAGACTACGTTTTGTCTGTTTCAGTTGATGTTTCATATTCTTTCGAATATAATCCACTGAGAAGCCTAGTCTTTGTGCCTCGATAACGGAGTCTAATCCTGCATCTTTCCCAAAGATTAAACTATACTTTCCAGTTAGTGACTTGTTCAACTTGGAATCCTTGAGATACCAAAGTTGTGAATCAATGGAGACAAACTTCGTGCTTACGTAGTTCTTACCTTGTGAAAGAGTAAGTCCTACTTCAGCTGCACAGTTTTTCCAGATTTGATATTCAGACGGTTTGATAACCGCCGCGACATCATCTCCGTGAAACTGGGCTCGTACGTTGTCCAATGATGTGTTAGTCGCCTTACAAATAGTAAAGGCATTCACCAAGCACAAGATAGGAAAAGATAGTAAACTACCCATTAGCTGACCTGTTTCTTGTCGAATCGACGCTATCCCCGATGAGGGAGAGAAGTCAATTTGATGAGAATCCGCTTCCCACTGAATCAATTCAGCAAGGGAGGGCAGGTGTTTACCAATTTCAGAGCAAATCTCTTTGTAGATATGAATATTCATGTCGTCAGTTGCTGATGTGTAATCTCCCGAAAGGAAGACCTCATCATCTGCACGGACTAAATAGTCATTCAGATCAAGAGTATCATCTGTTCGAACATGTCCCATACCGGATTTTAAGTCCTGCTTGTGACAAACATCGAAACATTTGAATTCGCTCAATGCGGAAAACATAGCCAATTGGAGAGGTTTCAAAGCATAGCTATGAGACTGAGGTTTTGTAATAATACGAACCTTCAATGCCTCACAGATCGGATGTACGCGGACACGATTCTCCGGAAGTTCCTTAGGGAACTCTAGAGACAGTCCAGTATCACCGATTTGCTGATGAAAACAGTCCCGATAGTTGGAATATTGAGAAAGAGCCTGATTGAGAACGTAGTTCACATTCACCTTATTAGTTGAGACTCGATAGTGGAACTCATATCTATGACACTCTGTAAGAGTGTCGCCGACATTTGTACACACATCAGTTCTCTGCTGACGGAAGAGAGGGAATATTCCCCCCTTCTCCACTTGAAAAGCATTGCCAAAACGACGTAGGAGTGCGCTGGGTTCTGAAAGAACAGAGCTAGCACCCCATGTAGAGAAAGCATGCATTCGGTTGGATGTCAGTATAATAAAGGGTGAGGTAAACTTCATTCCTTTACTCCTTAGATCTGCCATGGGCAAGATATAATCACATTCAGAAACTAGTGTAATAAGTTCTTGAACTTCAACACCAAGATTCTTCGTGGTAGTATCAAACCCAAAGTCATCAATTACTGTGATGAGTTGTCCATTATAACCATCCCAGTGCTTTACAGCACTGTTCCGGAAATAAACGGATCGCTCAGATACAGCGAAAGACTTAGTGATTCTCTTCGTTAGTTCCTTCACAAGACGAGACTTACCTGATTCAGGTGGTCCGAAAAGTGAGATTACAATCGGTTCAAATCGCTGGTCAAATTGACGAAACGGTCGAGATCGTCGGAGATGTTTCTTCAATGCTTCACGGTTCCCACCTTCCTGTCTGTTATTTTCATAACAAGAGTTCAGATTTGGCAGTTTAGTCCGTCCGTCGTATTTCTCG